GGTTCTTCACCCTTTCCTCTTGACTTCATTTTAGCTGCTCTACGACCTTCGTCAGCTCTAATGCCAACCATATTAAGTCTTTCATCCCATCCTAAACTTAATAAATATCTATGGATGGTTCTAACTTTTAATTCTTCTGTGCAAAATCTAGCTCTAACATTTGGAAGCATTTTACGGTCTTTAATAATATATTCAAAAGGTTCTCCATTACGACTAGCAGTTTCATAATTTACCTTTGCAAATTCTTTAAGACTTCTATACTCTAACCAATGAATAGGAACATTCCAATTTACTTCACAATCATTAACAAACTTTAAAGTAGCTTCTTCTTCTTTTCCTGTATTAGCAAAACAAACTATAGCGTCAGATGGTAAACCATTATTACTTTGTAAGACTCTCCACAACATATAAGCAGATGTGCGACCACCACTAAAGCTAATGACCGTTGGCTCTACAATCTTAAATGGATCAGTCATATCTTGTTAGCGTATATGCTACGCTTTCTCCATAAGTTTCTTGTGTAGTCTTGTGTTGTAGATTATGTTTAGCGTCATCTGCATTATGACTTGTTTGTAGTGGATGTGGTTGTGGCACGTAATAGTGCATGAGTCTATTTTGATTATCTTTGTAAGCATGAATAACATTTGCATCTCTCATCTCTACAAGTATGTTCTTTGTAATAGGATAGTTAGATTGTATATGTTCTGCTATGTCGTTTATGGTTCGTGGCTCTGTAAGATAAGCTAATATCTTTTCTTTCACGATACATCTTTCACTTTGCAATGGTATTTCCTTTTCTCATCTTGATGCCATCCATGAACATGAATAGTCCAACCTGCCTCACGAACAGCATTTACATTTTCATGGTTAGCTATTTTTTTACATCTTGCATTAAGATTGGACGCTGTGGTTGTTTGAACTGCCAATACTTCTTTACCCTTTAAAGCTAAAAGGTCTATAAATCCAAAAAGGTCTTGTCTTATTCTAGCAAAAGCGTTCCAATGCTCAACAATTGCTACTGTATATCCTTCTTCTTTTAATTTAGCTAAACTTAATTGAGTCGGTGATTTACTTGCCATCAAATTGGCTTTCGTTAGGTTTAGATGTGCCTTCCCATAATCTTTCTAATTCACCTGTAGACTTGTTGAGTTCGTATTCAGCTAAATGTGGTGATGTATCAGCATCTTTCTTTTTCTTGCCAAATATCTTATCAAAGTTTTCGTCAAATACAGCTCTATCTGTAAACGGTCTTGGTGCGCTTCCTTTTCCCATTATATTATTCCTATCATTTCATGTTCCCAAAGATATTGCATTGTAGTAACGTAAGCTCTGTTCCACATCTCACGTCTTTCTTCTTTTGTTAAGTTTTTACCCATATCTAGTGTGTAATGGCACTCATAACATAATGCAGCACATAACGCATCTGATACTTTAATACCCATACCTTTACCTTCATTACGGTGTGCAGCACAAACTGTTTCAGATATTATACCACAATGTTGACAAGGCAACTGTCTTAAAAGTTTAGTTAGTTTTTGATTGCGATATATCATATTTTTTAAATTTTTCTGAAATAATTTTAGGAACTGTAGCATCCCAATTTATGCTGTGATGTAATCTTTTTTTGTTTTGACCCATTTGTCTTACTTTTACACTAGATGGATTATAAAGCACAGAATAAAAACTTTTAACGTATGTGCCAGAACTTAAATAAATATCAGTTAAACCACCAGCATTACTTTGAGTTTGTTTTTGTTCAAGTCTTAATTGTGCAATAGTCATAAACAAATAACCTTTATAACCAAAATAACAATAAGCATTTACATCTTCATTAATTCTACCTACAAATTGAAAAGGTCTATCAACTGAACACAAAAAACTATTCATAATTTTTCTTGATATTTGACCATCTAAAAATGTTTTACTTAAACCACTATTTTCACCACCAATAAAATCACCACCTTGAGCCATGCAAATAGAAGTAAAAGATGTTTTCTTATAAAAATCTAACATGATTTCAAATATCTTGTCTAAGTTTTCAATATATTTATTCGTTACATATTTTTTATTATTATCAAATGACCATCTAAAATCAGTATAGTCATCATCAAGTTGAATAAAATATTTATAACCTAATTGTTTAGCTATATCAAAACAAGCATTTCTAGCAAACACTACTGCCCTTTTATCATCAAAACAATCACCAATGTCAAAGGTAGTTGCAACTTTATCTTTAGAAAAAGTAATTACTTGATTACCATACTTTTCAACATATTTATGATGAGATTTATCTTCATCATCAAGAATAATAAAAATTTTACCTGTATAACCTTTTTCTTTTAAAGTGTCGTAAGTGTACACTCTATCATGTCTATTATGACTTAATATAAAAACACAAAAATTATCTTTCACTTTGTTCTTCCAGATATTGATTTGATAATTGATTATTTAAAGCAACATAACCATATTCAATAGCTTTATCAAAATCAACAATGACTAATGCTGATTGTTCCATTAACTGTTGCATTTCAGAATTTGAATGAGCATAGTAATCTGCAATTTTTGAAAAATTAAATACAATATGCCTATATGCTGCAAAAATTAAAAATTTCTTTTCATCTTCAGAAACATTAGACTGATTAATTTTTTGGATTAATTTTATTGTTTTTAAATTATCAAACAATTCATATATGTTAGGCTTTTCATATTTAGGTACATATAAAGGCACATCAACTTTTTTTGTGTATGTTGTGTCAATAAGACGTTGCTCATTATCATCAAACATTTCTAATTTTTGTTGTATTGTCATGACTAAAAATCCCAACCCCAACCCATTGTTTGCGCCCATACCTCTATCTGCTGTTGGTATTCTGTCATCTCACTTGTGGTTAGTTTAGTTGTTGACTTTATAAGTTCTACAGGCATACCTGCTATTTCTGTTTGGTAGCGTAAGAATTTATACCCCATGAGTTCGTGTATCTTATCTTTTTCTATGCCTAAATGTTGACCTATGCTTGTGTATAGTTCCCATAACCTTTCGTTTTGCTCAAGACTTCTGTTTAGTTTAGCGTCTGTGACTGTAACACGCCAACGTTTAGTAAAGTCAAGAGTTTTTAGCTTCTCTATTAACATTGGCAAATTGTCTTTGGTTAATGCCCACTTTATCATCTCTCCATCCTTTCGTTTTAAATACTTGTCCGTCTTTAGAAGTTGCTTTGTATTCTATATCTGAACCAAATAGCTTTTTACACTCTTTAATAAAATCATTTATGGTCATTATTTATCCAGTTTTTATCCCACATTTCTTTATAATTGTCATCTTTGTAAAAGTCTTCACGTTTCCATCTATCAAACTTTTGTCTAACATGCAATGGTAATATCTCTTTAGGTTTATCTGGTGTTTGAATAACATATTCTACTGCATTATAAACAGATGTCAAATGTGTAAAAGGTAAATTATCAAGTGTCATGGTGATTCTCTATAACATAAAGTTTTTTGACTAAACCAAAAATTAAATGAGCCTTCCCATTGACCATTTCTTTGTTTTTGAATAAATACTTTAGCATCTGGAATAATTTTTAATTCATCATCAGAAGTTTTACCTTCTTCTACTAACTTTTCTTTGTATCGGTTGCGCCATACACAGATAATGTTATCGCATAGGTTTCTTATATGTGAACTACCCATAATATTTGTTGCATCAGGTATTTCTGTTTCGTCTTTTAATTTTCTTGTATGTGCTACCAAAAAAACAGCAATATTTAAATCACGAGCCGTAACTGCCAGTCTATCCGTAAATAATTTTTGTGACTCTAAAGACTCTTCACTAATATCACTTATTTTCATTAAACTGTCAATGATAAAAATTTCAACACCTAAGACATGTTTGGCATAATATAACGTAGCTATCATGTCTTCAGATGTAGTGGTGCCTAACTGGTCATAAATATACAATTTTTCTTTTGCTCTATCACAAAATTTACGGATGTAATCTTCTGTTGGTTCTGGTGAGCCTAATGCTTGTGTAATCATCCGAGCTAATGAAAGCACAGGTCTCATTTCCAATGAAGCAATTAAACATTTTGTATTTTGTCGCATCATAGACAATATAACTTGTGAAAGCCACATAGATTTACCATGCCCTGATACCCCTGTCAAAATAGTTAGCTCGGCATTCCTAACACGAAACTTATCTTCCGTTTTAAGCCAACCAAGCGATTTACCACTATGGATTTCTTCACTAAAATACTGGACCACATTATCAGTAAAAATATCCGTACTCTTAATTTTAAACTCTGCATGAGCATACTCCTGTTGATAGTAATCAGTAATAACTGACTGATTGACAGTTAATTTATTTAACGCTTCACCTATGTTCATTAAATGCCACCTTCCCATGCTCTTTTAATTTGTGTAATACCATCTTCCCATCTCTCTTGGTTAATTAATGTCATAGGTGCTGGCACAAAGCCTTCTTTCCATTGTTTAGTTTCTTTCATCATCTTTACATAGCCTATAACTTTATCAGCTATTAAGTCAAGATTTTTATTTTTCCATTTCTCTAAACAACCTTTTTTATTATTCTTACGAACATTAGGATATAAATTCCAGAACTCATCAAACCTTACAATGGTTTTTATATTCTTATCTAATCTTATCTTATCTCCTATATAATCTGTATATAATTCTTGTATAATTTCATTTTTTATAAACCAAGTATCTAATTCTAAAAGCATTTTTTCTATAAAGGCTATAGGTTTTCTTAAACGAAACGCAATATCGTAGGCATTAGGTAAAACACCATTTGACTCACTTGCTAAACACCATAGTTTAAACAAAGTTGCCTGTTTTATATCATCTAGTTTCATAAAATCAGGGTCATTTAACAAGTCACGACCATAACATTTAAACCATTTCATATCACTTTTATGCTTAAAATGTTGAAACTTATCCCAGTTCTTAATTTTCATATACTCTCCTTAAAATAAACATTCTTCGTACAGGTCTGTGATTGGCACAGTCTTTTCTTTAGGCAAAACTTTTAATTTACAGTTAGGTCTACTCTCTAAAAAGTGCAAAGCTGAAGACTTATCTGCAAAAGCTCTTAACGGCTTTTCATCAAATTCATCTAATACAATATATCTTAGTTTTTTCATAAAGCAAAACACTATCATAAGTAATTTTTAAATGCAAATATAATTATTATATAATTTTTATATAAAAACACTTGACATGCAATTTTATATCATTAATATAACTATTGTAGTATTTAACTTTAGGAGAGAAAAATGAGAATTACAGGTGCTTATTCAGTAGTTCAAACGCTTGCAGAAAATAAAAACTTGACTTTTAAAGAAGCATTTATGTATATTCACAATAATTTAGATTCATGTGAAAAATATCAAAAACTTGCATATCAGGTAATTAGTAGTGATGTTAATTTGTTTAATGAACTTTGTAAATAATTTTTGGAGAGATAATATGAAAATCAAAACTATGATTATTGGAGCAATAGCTTTCTGGGCATATGTAGCTTTATGTCTATATATTATGGGTAAGTTAGCAGGTGCAATATGATTACAGATAACACAGAAGCATTAACATTGGCATTAGCGTTAGCTATTACTGCACCAAACGATAAAAAAGCAGAAAAATGTGTTAAAATAGCTGATTCACTAGCAAGAAATATGCAAAGAAAAGATGTAGAGTTAGCTATGAAAAATGTATTAGACAAACTTGTTGACTCTTTAGAAGAGAAACAAATATGAATAAATATATTATTTGCTTTATGATAATTTTTATAGCATACTTTACATGGAGAATTATATGCTAGAACATATAGCTAAAATACTGAAACAATTAAATGACGAACTTAAATTAGATAACGATAAATGGGAGAGAGCAAATGTCACAACAACAGTTTTACGACCAAGTAATGATGCAACAACACCAACAAGAATTACAACAACAGGAGAGAAAGATGAACTATAACGAACTACGTAAGATTAATGTATCAGACCACATTGAGAAAAAGAATGGTCTATCATACTTATCATGGGCTTGGGCTGTGGATACTCTTCTACAGCAAGACCCAACTGCTACATGGACTTATGGCGAACCTAAACATTTTGGTGAAACGCTTATGGTATTTTGCACAGTTCATGCTTTTGGTAAGTCTATGACAGCTCAGTTACCTGTGCTTAACTTTAGAAACCAAGCTATTCCTAACCCTGACGCTATGGCAGTTAATACAGCTATGCAGCGTTGTTTAGCTAAAGCTATTGCGTTACATGGTATTGGCTTATATATCTATAGTGGTGAGGATATTCCAGAGTCAGAACAGCCAACATTAAAAGCTGTGTCTAGCAAGGATTTCCTATGATAAACCAAGGTACCGAAGAGTGGTTTCAACAAAGACTAGGTAAGGTGACAGCATCCAGAATATCGGATGTTATCGCAAAGACTAAAACAGGCATATCTACATCACGTCAAAACTATCTTATTCAACTTGTATCGGAACGTTTAACAGGTAAAAAAACAGACTCATACACAAATCAAGCAATGCAAGATGGGATTGAACGTGAACCTATTGCAAGAAAACTATATGAAAGCAAAACAAATTCTATAGTAACAGAAGTAGGTTTTTTTGACCATCCTGTGATTAAGAATAGTGGCGCTAGTCCAGATGGTGCAGTTAATTCAGAAGAAGAAGGTAAGTATGCAGGTCTTATAGAGATTAAATGCCCTATAGAAACTACGCATACTAATACCCTTATGAGTAAGTCTGTGCCTACTAAATACATACCTCAGATGCAATGGCAAATGGCATGTACAAATGCTAGGTGGGTTGATTTCATAAGTTTCAACCCAAATTTCCCTGACGAATTACAAGTTTTTATAAAGCGTCTTGACAGAGATGATGATTACATTGCAGAATTAGAGACAGAAGTTATTAAGTTTCTAGAAGAGGTAGAACAAACAATTATTAAACTAAAGGAGTAGTATATGGCGCAATACGATAATACGAACACGTTTACGTTAAACAAGAATGATAAAGGTGATAATCCTAAACGACCAGACTATCGTGGTAAGTTAAATGTGGACGGTATTGAATTTACTTTATCAGGTTGGGTTAGAGAAGGACCTAATGGTAAGTTTATTAGTGGTGCTGTTGCAATGGTAGCAACTGAGGAAAGATTGAAGCCTGCTGTTGAAGGTGCAGATGAGGATGTTCCTTTCTAGGAGCATCCCCATTCGCATGATAATTACTTGTTCATTACGTACATAGTAACTTCAAATCCAAAGCGCATTTCTGTAGCTGATGGTGATGTCCACATGGCGTTTCTCCTTTCTTTTAGATTTATAATAGAATTATACGCTTATATGGGTTTACTAGACACAAGAAAACCATGAAAGGTCTGTCATGGATATACATAACTTAGAATTAGAGGTTTCGTGCTACGCTACGGCACTTTACCATGAAGTTAATAATAGAACATTAGAGGAGAAATTGGGTGTCTATTACACTATTCATAATCGTGTTAAATCTGGTCGCTGGGGTAAGTCTGTATGTGATGTTATTTATGCTTCTGGTCAGTTTGCTGTACAGGATGAAAAACATGCACCTGTTGACAAAGTTACGTTTCTTAAAACTGAATTATTTGTTCTTGATGTTATGCGTGGAAAATATGCGAATCCAGTGGCAAATGCGCTATACTTTCATGATGACTCAATTATGCCAAAACATTCGTGGTTTGGTCATCAAAAGATTACTCATATAGGGAGGATGGTGTTTTACTAATGCAAGAACATAATACTAAACTATGGTTAGCTAAAGTTCATAAAGATGTAATGGATGAAGCTCACATTAGAAAAAAGATTATAAAAGAAAATGAAGATTTAGCTTATGCTTTAGAATGGTTAATAGAAGTATTTACAGATAATGACCCACAATGGCATGATGTTCCATGTATTAAAAATGCTAGAAAAGCGTTATATAAATGAAAGATAAAATATTAGGCTATCTCGTAGAAGAATTTGATAATACAGGTAAACTTGTATGGTCTGCTTTTATGTCATCTAAACCAACATCTTTAGAGATTGAAAAAGACATTAAGAATAAATTGCATAACTGGGTTATTACACCACTTATTGCAGATACAAAAAATATTATTAAAGTAACTAATATGAAAAAATATGATAGTAAAAGATTAACGGAGGCACATGGTGGACTCTAAACCACTTACTCAAGAAGAAATTATTAAGATATACAAAGAAGCATTTGGTAAAGGCGACCAATTGGTTACAATAGACAGAATATTTAGATTTGCAAGATTATTAGAACAGACTCATGGAATAAAAGATGGCTAAGGGTAAAGTCTATAGCGTTATCTACGATAGAGAACAAGCATTAAAAATTATGGCTTATGTAAAGAATAATCCTACAGCTCATAGAACAAAAATAGCTAAAGATTGTATTACAAACTTTTATAGACTTAAATATTTAGAACAAGAAGGTCTTGTGCATTTACCAAAACCTTTATCTTATGGAGAAAGAAATGGACTTGCTAGAAAAGGTAATTGATTATATTATATGGGCTTTAGTAATTGGTAGTATATTTGGCTTTTTTTATGGTACGTATCAAGTTGTTGATTTATTTTTTATAAGGGGATAGTTATGGTAGATATGGTGAATAGACCTCCACATTACATGGTAGGTGGTATAGAAGCAATAGACGTGATTAAAAGTCGTTTAACAAAAGAAGAGTATATTGGGTATCTAAAAGGATGTAAGCTCAAGTATGACTTACGCTATCCGTTTAAAGATAATCCACAGCAAGATTTAGAGAAGTCTGATTGGTATAAGAATAAACTATTAGAAGCTACTAAAGATGAAGATGCTATTAATCCACCTGAAGTAGAAGCTATTTTAGAAAGATTTGATGATGAGTAAAATATATTGGATATTTATTGTAGTGATGGCAGCGTTAGCTATATGGGGAACTGAAAAGGTTTTAGCTCAAACTACGACTATACTAGCACCAGATGGTTCTGTGACTGTATGTCAAGTACATCCTAATGGTACTGTAGTTTGTGTCTAATGCAATGCGTAATGCGTATGCTAGTCATACGGACTTTGGATTTTTAAGAGGTGTAATACTAGACAATCCAAAAGCCATGCCATCTAATATTGACATGATTTTTGAAAGACGTGGGTCTTTTCTTATTGCAGAATGGAAGCGTAAGAATGAAGAAATATCTTTAGGTCAAAAGATACTTTTAAAAGCATTAGCAAATCAAAATAAGTTTACTGTGTTAGTGATAAATGGATATAGCGATAATACAGGAACTGAAGTAAATGAATTTTATAAAGTTAGTCAAGATAAACTTGCTATACTTGGTAATGGTGTAGATAAGTTAAAAGAGTTTATTAATACTTGGTATCAATCATCCATGGGAGTTAGCTCGCCATAGACTGATAGCTCCTCACCACTAATTTCTATTAGGCTATCATCATCAAGTGTAAGTACTATTGTGCTATCGCCATGTAATGGTTCACAAGATACAATCACTCTACCTATCATATGATTGCATATTGTTTCTATTTCTGAGAGTTGCATAACTGTCCTATATTTTAACAAATTTTTCTGATTTATCTGTCGTTAATTTTTTGTTACCTCTAAACCAAGAACCACAAGTTTGACATTGAAATCTTGGATATTTACCACCAGTTAATACAGCATAACCACGTTGTTGCACTTTATGACTTGCGCAGCTAGGACATACTCTTTCTTCTGAAAAGTGATTGTGATTAGGATGATTACTTATCCAACCTTTAAACTTATCATATACTTTTTCTAATAATACAACATCATTCCTATTGTATTCTTCCATGCGTTTCCATGCTGACCTATCGTTATTCATTACTTTAAGCCATAACTCATGACCTTCATGTGCAGTCTTTTTACCAAGACCTAAACGCTGTGCAATATAGTCTAATTTATTAGAAACGAATCTAAATTTGCTACGAGATGTTTGCAGTAAGTCTATGTGTTTAGCAGGACTAGGTGGCGGCATACCAGCTTCTAGGAACTCTTTATTTAGCATGGGTATATCAAACCTATTACCATTATAATGAACGATGGCGTCAGCCTCATCCATAAGAGAATGAATAGATTTGAGCATAGACTTTCTATCTGACTTATATACAGAGTCAAACATAATCTTTTTTTAAAGTGAGTAATAGCGCACAATATGTCGCATATAAGATAATCTAGCATATCTTAATTGTGACTTTTTTAGCTTTCTTGAGCTTCTCAAATAGTTTGTTAAACGCTACTCTTGAATTGCCAATAAAGTCTTTACCTGACCATGTTGTGCCTACTAATATACATCCTTCTGTATGAGCTGATGTATTACCTGCATGAATACGAACACCGGTAAAATTAGGCACGTTTTCTAGTAAAGGTAAATCCCTATTGAAACGATTGCTATGATTAATAATGAGGTTATAAGTGCCAGTAGGAATAGCTGTTTGTCCATTTACTTTAGCTCCTTTTCTAACAACATCTTCCAACGTGTAACATTCGTATATATTATCTATATACATTTTTCCTACAGTATATGTGTCTTTAAACTCAAACCTTTTTACTTCAATTAACATGTTTGTCTATATACGTTAGAGCCTGTGTGAGATATTGCATAGCATACATAAATAGAATAGAGAAACCCATAGCCACGAATAATAGGCATACGACTAATAATTTAAGTATAGCTAAACCGATAAAGTTAAGTATGTTTAAGACTATCATTTCTTTTTAATGTAGAATAAACTACGTTCCCCAAAGAGATAGAAACCTACAGCACTTGCAAAGTTATCTACTTCAGGTGTTGCGATACCTTGTAGGTGCATTGTAGCCCATGTTGCTAATACTAATAAACCAATAAATGGTCGCATGAGTCTTACAATAGCTTCTACCCATGGATATGATGGATTACCACCACCAGCTTCATTCATTACTTTAAAGAACTCTAAATCAATTTGTTTCATCTGAGCATACTCAGGTGCTATAAAGCGATTGATAAGTGACTTACCTAAGTCTACTGCTAATGGTCCTAATGCTGCTAATATGGTTACAGGGTCTATGATATTCTCCTTATAGTTCTTTAGGGTCAAAGCCATACATTTTGGCTACACGCTTTTGTAGTTTTAAGAATAAACCTTTATGACTAGTATAATCATCCGTTTTCGGTGATGTAATATATACACACATGTGGCAAATTTCATGACAAAGAGTCATTAATACTGGATATAGATGAGAATGACGTGCAGTAGATATAGTGATAACATGAGGTTCGCCTGCTTCTGGTGGTTCATATTGTCCACATATACTAACATCATCTACAATAACGTTCAGTAGCGTATGCAGCATAAGGATAGTTTCTTAAACCCATCTTTATAAAGATACATTCTTCTGTAGTAAGCACAACTTCACCTACATCTGTTTTCATAGACATTTCTTTTGGTAACTCTTTACCGTCTGCATAGTCATATAAAAACAACCATAGCAATACTAAAGTAACTGCCATGAGAAATTGTTTCATTTTGATAGTTGTGTCAACAAAAAGACAATAACAAAACCTGCTGTGCCTAAAAGGATTTGTTCGAGGCGTTTGAGCCTTGCATTAATTTGCTCATAGCGAATAGCACAAACTTCTTCATGTGTACTTAAACGTGAATCTGTATCGTTGTTTACCATTACTGTTCCTTATTCTTGAATATTAAGTAAGCCTTGATATGGCACAAATGGCGCTGTTCTTGGCGTATATTGTGGTGTTGCAAGAAGTCTTTGACCTGGTTGTGTCATTAAACCATATCTTGATGCAATTCTTGCAGGAGCTAAGAGAGATAATGCAGGAATACCTGTAAGTATATCAACACCAGCACCAGCACCAGCACCATATAAATCTAATGCTGAAAATGGAGCAGGAGCTTCTGCAACTACTTTTGTTGTCTTTGGAAATGCTTTAGCAAATTTACCTACTAATGCTAATTCATCTGTGATAGGAACACCTTGGTCTAATTGTTTAGCTATCTTTTTAGCATCTACAGTTCCTGTTTGTGGATTTAATGCTTTTTCTACTGTAAATGTTTTAGCAATATATCTTCTTGCGTCTCTAAATTGATTGATAAGTTCTGGTTGACCTAATTTAACAACATGGTTTTCAATAGCTTTTTCTAACTTATCTGCTTCAGCTAAATATCTATTACCACGTGCTACTTCTTTAGGGTTAGGTTTCATAATGTTAGTGCCTGAACGCAAGTAAGCACTACCATCACTACGTAACTCTTTTAACTTTTGAATAGCTGTTGCAGCATCCATAGTATATGTATCAGGTATATCTTGCATAAGTGCATTTTTACCACCTGTGACTTTATTAATACCGGTAACAATATTAGAGAATGGGTTTTTACTGCCTAGATTAATAGTTCCTGTTTCAGCAATTGCTTCATAAGCAGGATATACAGATGTTCTAGCATTTTCTAATACTTCAGTTGTTAATGGAGTATCTTCAGGTAAGTCTAAATATCGTTTAGTTAGGTTATTAGTAACTTGTTGGTTTCTAGCACTAGCTAATTCTTCTGTTTTGAATTTACCAGATACACCTTCTAAGAAACGACCTGTTTTTCTACCACCTACATCTGTAGGCAATGCAACATAACCAGCATCTCTGCCTAATTTAAGTGTTTCATCTCTAGTAGCATTTTGTAATTGTTGAGTAGACAGACCAGTAGCCTTTGGTCTGATAATTCCTGCACCTGCAAGACTTCCACCCAATCCTGCTATTGTTTGAGCAACTTGACCACCACCTAATTCTGCAACACTTGCTTGTCCTAAACCACCGCCTGTAGCTGCTGCTGCTTGCGTAGGTGCGTTAGCTGTAAATGCTTGTTGAATAGTTTTACCTAGTTGTGACACAGGTTTTGCTAATGCTCCAATACCTCCTGTGCCTAATGTACTTGCTAAAGCTCGTGATGGACCTGCTACCATTCTTTCCATAGTAGTTTCTGGCTGTGGTAAATTTCTAGTTAAAGCTGGTGCTAATGGTTTAGCTTGTAAACTTTCTGGAAGAATAGCATTTCCTAATGCACGAATAGGTGAAGTAAGAATATCTCCAGTTCCTACAACGCCTTCTGTTAAATAGCGAGCAGTAAGACCTAATTGTCTTTTTAATTCATCTGTATAACTTCTAGTTACAGGTTGCTCTTTTACAGAGCTTGTACGTAATGCTTCTTCTGTAGGAATACTAAAATCTATTTGTTTCTTATCTTCCTTCCAGTTCATTTGCCAAGGCATACCACCTTGTTGAGATGGAGCTTGCTCTGTTTGCCAATTCATTTCCCATGGATTTGCTGCCATTATTTACTCCAAGAATTTTGATTATTAGGGTCTCCACCTAAATATTTAAAACCATTAACAACTTGACCAATTTTTAATCCCTTGGTTGATGTTTGCTTTGGTTGTGTTTTTTGTGTTGGCTCAGTTGTTTTTTCTGCTGGAAAATTAGCATTTAATTTCATGCCTTCTTCAGCTATTCTTCTAGCTTCAGCTTTCTGAGCAATAACTTCAGGTCCTTCACCAAGTTGTGGGAAGTATTTTTTAATTTCTTGTTGCATTTCTTCTGCACCAATAACAGCTCCAGACTCTTTACGTAAGTTAGCTGTTACCCAATTTTCTTGTGCTTGTCTATAAAGCTGTCTATTAGGTGATTCTGCACTTCTTTTTGCAACTCCACCTACTATAGGCAATGCTCCTGCAATTTCAGCACCAATTTCAGGTTTTCCAGCAACTTGTTCAACAGTTAATGGATTTCCATTAGCGTCTAGTATAGGGTTGCCTTTTGCATCTAAAGCAGGTTTATTAAATACGCTTGTAGCACCTTCCATACGCTTATAAAATGTTCTAGCTTTTGACTGCTCTTCTGTAGGAGGTTTTACGTCTTTTTCTGCTAATTGAACATCACCTTGAATAATATTACCACTCATATCTCTAACTGGATAACCAGGTATTTTTGGAATGTAAACTAATTTACCACTTGCATCTTTTTGTGGTTCACCATAAATATCTTTTAATCCTAACCCACCACCTGTTATCTTATATTCTTGTATTGGTTCGCCAGTATCTTTATTAATAAGAATTTTTTTACCACCAACGTCAATAATATCTGTATTAAGTTTAGGTTGTTTAGTAGACTCGTATATTTTTTCTCCTGTATTAGCATCAACTAATACGCCATCAACTACTGCTGTTTTTCTTTCTTTTTCTTTAGTAGGACTTTGATAAACAACTTGACCTGCTCTATTTACTAACGCACCGTCTACATTATATAAGTTATCATCTCTTGCTGTTGCTAATTGTTTTCTATATTGAGCAAGTAAAGCCCTATCTACAACATCTTGAGATGCGTTCATACCACCTAAAAATGCTTTTCCAATATATGGTAATGGCGAACCTGCACCTAAGTTTTTAGGCGTAGCTAAATATGTAGCAGCAGTTCCTAATAACCCTTGAAACAATGCTTGATTACGTAGCTTTGATTCATCTGCTTCGCTTAAAATACCAGTAGGTATAGTGCTACCAAAAGGTGTCATACCTTCAAATGGGTTTGAAAAGTTATCAAATATTGCCATGATTTATCCTATGAAAATTGGTCTGCGTGATGCTTGTAGTAAACTGTTAAATTGTGGAGTAGGCACAGGAGTTTGACCACTTATAAGTTGCTGTGCGCTTTGCATTGGAGATGGTTGTAATGGTGCTTGTGATGGATTCATTCTATCATATACACTCATACCTAAATTTGCTGCTGGGAATGGATTGGCTTTGATTGAATCTATCACAGAAGTTCCCATTCTACTAAATACACTATCAGTAACTGGGTTTGTTAAATTCATAGCATCATCTAATACTCCAGGTGTGCCACTTAAATATAATAATGGATTAGCTGTTTGCGTAATGCCAGTTCCAAAATTACCTAATAAGTTTGCACCTTGTGTTGCATCATAACCTAAAGACGCTAAATTAACTCCTTGCCCACCTACTGGAAGACCTGTAGTGCCACCTAAACCAGAACCAATGCTAGAGAAGTTAATGCCACCTTTTGCAGCACCACCTACATTCCCTGCACCACCCATAGCACCACCTAGATAACTACCTGCACCACCTAATGCACCACCGATAGCTGCATTTTGTAATGCTGAACCTAGACTTTTACCTCTAAGTAAAGATGTGCCACCACCAACACCTGCTCCTACCATTGCTGCTGTTATTGGGTCACTCATTATCTGCCTACCTTTCCTACTACATAGCAAATAGGTTCAAGAATAAATCTGTAAACCATACCTAAATTATCTCTTGGTAAGAATAGTGTGTGATAACCTTTTTCGTATGCTGGGTCTAAGTCTTTAGACTGTGCTAACCAGATAGCGTTACGGAAGCTACCAAAACCATATTCAGCGTTCATAGCTGTGCAGACTATCTTACCACCACCACTAGATGTTGTTTGTGATGTTGTGGTTAATGGTTGACCTGCAACTGTAGATGTAAATTGTGCAAGTCTTTGGTATGGTAAGTTTTGTGCAAAGTTGAATCTGTCAATTTCTGACTGTAATGCTTTTTGAGCATAGTCTTCACGAGCTTGACCAGTTTGTAAGAGTTGGTTAATAGGTTGATAAGCAGCTTGAGCCATTGTAGGTGCATATCTAGCAGCTTGTTCTTGTAAGCCACGTTCTGCTGCATAGTTTTGATATGCTGCTTGACCTGCTTGGTTTGCTAAAGCATTAGCTAAATTTTTACCTGCTAAACTTTCTAGTTGTACTTGTGCGCCTGAACCATAACGACCTGCACCTGCTAAACCACTTCTAGCACCACTAATAGCTTCATTATATGCTTGTGTAGCTGCTTCTTGTCCTGGTTTCAATGCTGCTGCAAGATATGGGTTAGCACCTAAATAAGAACCACTAATAGCACCTTGTTGTTGAGCTAATGCTTGGTTGATAAGTGGGCTACCTGCTCTTGCTTGAGCTTCTGCCATACTTAATGCTGACTCTGTTTGTGCAGATGGACCTACATAAGTAGGACCTTCAAAGTATTTAGGTGTGTATGTTTCGTAGAGTTTTTGAGCTTCTGATAAACCTTTTTCAACATAAGGTCTCATAGATGGGTCTATACCAGAAGTAGTCGTTTGTGACTGACCACCACCACCCCCACCACCATAAAATGTAAATGACTCAACTAAACCTGTAAGCCAATTAGATAAATTCAGTAATTTCATATTTCTTTCCTTAAAGTGTATATTCCCATGTTGAAGGTTTAAAACCCATTTGTAGAGCTTTTCTATCCCAACC